TGCTGAGTTTATCTTAGTTAACTTCTACGCTACAAGAACTGACGCTAACTTCGAAGAAATCATCGGTTAATACAAAATAACAATTAAATAATATTATGGCAACTACAATTCAAAACTTCTTCTCTAGGGCAGCTGAAAAACAATTTGCGAGAGACTTTTTATTAAGAGTTAAGCAGATAGATGTTGAGGGGGTCTCCTTTGACGGGGAGACTGATCTTTTATATGCTAAAACAGCAGCATTACCAGGTCGTACGATTGAGGATAAGACTGTTAACTACTTCGGTCAAGAGTTTCACGTACCTGGTAGATCAACTTACGCAAATGCTGCAGGATATTCAATTGAATTCTTTCATGATGAAAATGTTGAATTAAGATCTAAGTTTGAATTAGCTTCACGTAATGTATTTAACAACGAAACTTCTACAGGTCAATATGGCATGCCAGGAGACGAAGCCGTTATTATATTAGATGTAATTAATAAAGATCTAAGTACACTAAAAACTATTGAATTAGTTGGTGCATCTGTAAGAGATGTTGGTGATATTGGATATAGTATAGCAGATGGTACTGGAGATATATTAAATTTCACAGCGACTTTTGCATATCACTTCTACAGAGATTTTAGCTAACCTATATTGGCCATTAAATAATATAAATGGCTAACGAAATTAATTCATTCTTACAGGCATTTAGTAGAGATACTAAGTACTTTCTTTCGCATCCATTTCTATGGAAAGTTAACATTGAAAGTAATGTTACCGGCGCTGTAAACCAAGCTTTGTCCAAAGGTGGTGAGTTTTGGAGAGCGTCACAGATACCTGATAGTTACAGTAAGAACGGAGATATTTTAGTTGCTACTGAAGTAAGTATCCCATCTGAACAATCTTCTTTTAGTGATTTCGGTCAAGAGAATAGAGGGGGATTTTTACCCGGGTATGGTATCGTTCAACGTGAAAGCTTCTTAACGAGAAACATAACAGTCAATTTTTTAGAAACTGATATTGATTTAGAGCATACATTTTTTAGACCATGGACTATAGCTCTTGGAATAGATGGGCTAATCAATCAAGGTCTCAAATCTACCATCTCATTAACTCAGTACGATAATAGATTACGTAGGCGTAAAGGTTACGTTTTTGAAGATGCCTTTCCGACAATTTGTGAGGGTTATGGACTAACAAGAGGTCCGGGTGAATATATTCAAAAGACTGTAACATTCGCTTGTAAAAATTATAGACAGACTTAATTATATTATATGAACTTTACATTTAACCTTAATGGTAGAGAGGTAGAGGTGAAGGAGTTATTGTTTAAGGATATACGTAACCTTACGTTGTATAGTGACAGTACCCTTAGAGGTAATATGGAGTTTTTAGAACAATTTATTTTATCCAAAAATCTCAACATAGCCGATAAATTTAAAGCGTATATGATCTTGAGAGAGAAATGCGTAGGAGAAAATATAAGTGTAGGTTCTAATAAGGGTAATATTAATGTAAGCTTAGACTATATTAATAAAAATGTAGGTAGCTTTGATGACATTGAAACAATAGAGCAGATTGATAATCTTTACGTTACTTTTGATTATCCATACGAATTTAATTTAGGCAATACTGATTTTATTTTCTCGTGTATTAAAGAGCTAAAGATAGATAACCAAACTATTGATATGCAATCATTAGAAAAAGAAGAAAGGCAGGATATACTTAATAAACTACCTAAGGGTGTGTTTAATTTACTAGAAGAGTTTATTAATAAAAACGAGTCGAAGTTTAAATTTAATGTAATACAAGAAAGACCATCGTTAGAAATTAAGCAAATTGATCTCAATCTTTTAAATTCTTCAACTCCAATGTTTTTATACAATATCTTTAATTGTATGTCTGATAATGATTATAGAGAGATAATTTTTGTATTAAGCAAAAGAATTGGTGATGTGGGCTTTTTATTAAACTGCAATTATTTTGAGATAGAAGATTATTATTCGTTGTATAAAGATGAAATAGAGAAAGAAAATGAAAATTTGCAAAATCAAAATAAGGGATAAATAAGTTTATGAGTAAAAACGTATCTTCATTTGTTTCTAAGTTAGAAAAAATTACAGATGATAAAAGTCAAGTATACCTACCATCAATTAAAAAGAATATTAATGTAACTTCACTAACTATAAAACAACAAAAAGATCTTATTTCTTCTTCTCTAGACGGGTTAAAGGGTGCTATTAATTTTAGCAGAACGTTAAATACAGTAGTATTAGATAGCACTAATAATAACGACTTAAAAATATATGATAGATTACCAATAGTTATTGGGTTGAGAAAAGACTCTTTAGGTGGTAAGATTAAAAACGGTGAAGAGAGAATCGATCTAGAACGTATAATTGCTAATATTAAAAAAATTCCTCTTGAAATAGCAGATGAAAGTTCAGTAAAGTATAAGAATTTAAAACTTAATTTAAAGGTACCTACACTCAAACAGGAGAATATTCTACTTAATAAAGTAGAACAAGATATTGATAATGCATCAGAGGATTTAAAGCAGGGAGTAGGTCTACTTTATATAGTAGAGTTGTTAAAGTTTATTGTTTCTTTAGAAATAGATGATGAGGTTATTGATTTTTCCGATATTCGTATAAGTGAGAGGATGGAGTTAGTTGAAAAGCTACCATTAAGCATCTATAATGAAGTTTCAGCGTTTATTGAGAAAATTAATGATTATAATAACAGCATTTTAACTTCAGATGATTTTGAACTTTCTATCGATTCTGACTTTTTTGATAGCAGTATCAATGAATAAATATATATGTGTTACAAGATGTACTAGGTAAGCTGAATACCCTTAACGCTGATAATGGGGGTGATGGATTAGTGGCTAAAAATGTAATAGAGTCAGATGCCTCTACGTTCAACAGAAAGAACACTCCTAACCCTAGATTAACATCTGGTGAAAAACAACGTGTGGTAAATGAAACAACTATATTCTGGGAAACATACTATAAAATAAGAAATAAGTTTGAAAAGGACAAAAAGGGAGCTACAAAGGTAAGTACTCCAGCGCAGGTTGCTGCAGGAACAGTTAATAAAGAGGCAAAAGAAGAAACTAAAAAGGGTAAGAAGGGGCTACTTGGCATGTTACTGGCCTTAGCTGGGTTTCTTGCTACGTTTGGTAAAACAATAGTTAAAACATTATTTAAATTGCTTTTGAAAGGTCTGAAATTGTTAGGTAAACTTTTAAAACCTTTATTTAAAGGGCTACTTAAGCTAGCTAAAAAAATACTTAAGGGCGCGTGGAAAGTTTTAAAGAAGGCAGCTAAAGCAATTTTTAGATTTGTTAAGAGATTAGTAACGAGAGCAATTAAGGGTATAGGTAGGTTATTGAAAAGAGCTTTTACAGGCTTAATGAAATCTAAACCGATACAAGCAGCTAAAAAATTAATACAATCAGGAATAGATAAAGTAAAAAAGTTCTTCACTAAAATAAAGAACTTTTTTATTAACAAACTTAAATCAGTTGGTAAATTCTTTAAAAGTATATTTTCTAAACTTCCGGGAATTAGTAAGTTATTTCCAGCTTTAGCCAAAGGTGCAACGGGCGGCGCCGCGGCCGCGGCACCTCCCGCTTCGGCATACCGAACAGCCGGTAACCCAGCAAAGCCAAGTTTATTTAGTCGTCTTAAAAGCGGTGCTAAATCACTTGGTTCAAAGGTATTTACAGGTACTGTTAAAGGAGCAAAGGCTGTTGGTGGTGCTATTAAGTCAGGTGCTACAAGTGTTGTTAAAGGAGCAAAGGCTGTTGGTGGTGCTATTGCTAATGTTGGTAAATCAGCTGCTAAAGGGGCTGTAGGAAAAGCAGTTAAAGGCTTAGTAGGTAAAGGTGCAGGTGGTCTTCTTAAATTTTTAGGTGGTGCAGCAAGAAGAATTCCAATTCTTGGTCCAATAATTGAAGGACTTTTTGCTGCTAATGATATTAAGAATTTAAAAGAGCAATATGCAAATGGTGAAATTGGATCTGAGGAAGAGTTACATCAAAAAGTTGGTAGAAGAGCTATTACCGGTGTTGGTGGAGCTGTAGGAGCTGGTGCTGGTGCAATACTTGCTGGGTTGCTTACATCCTGGACTGGGCCAGGTGCTATTGTAGCTGCTGTAGCAGGAGGAGTATTAGGAGATCTTGCTGGTCGATTCTTATCCGGTCTATTTACTGATTATATTATGCCGCCTGAA